TTTGGCCCTTGACCTGTTCGGCGGATCCGGTACGACAATGATTGCCGCTGAGCAGACCGGGCGGGTTTGTTTTATGATGGAGCTTGACCCGAAACACTGCGATGTGATCGTGAAGAGATATGTTCAGCAGGTCGGGGGCGACGAGGCGGTTTTCCTTCTTCGCGGGAATGATAAAATCCCTTTCACAGAAACACAGCCTGCTTGAGATTATCCTTGCCATTCCCTCAAAACAGAGCGTTAATGTACCCCACCAAAATGAAAGGTGGGATTTTGTATGCGTGCGAGACGTAAACCAGCTTTTCCGGAGGGAGGTGAAAAAGATGAGGAATAACAGCTTTCAATTCTCCCAAAGGGTCACGGGACGGGAGCGCAAGGCCATCGCGGCGGTCATTGCCGAGGCGGCGGGCGGACAGATGCGGTATACCGGAGCGCCGGACTTCGTATACGAAGCGGGCGGCTGGTCTGTGGACAGAGACAGCGCGGTGCATTCGCCGGAAACCAGTCTTGAGGAAATCAAGAACGTCAGGCCGGTGATCGAGGCGCTTGACGGCGCGGGCCTGATTGCGGAAGGTTGTCTGATAATAAAGCTGTCGGCGGACGGCCATGGCGAAGCAACGCTTGAGAACCTCAAAAACCTGCTGATCAGCAAGGAAACGCTGATCAAGAAAGCCTTGGGCATCGACGGCGGGCTTCCCGTGTCGGTCGAGGATGGAGCAATCGTCTTCCCCTTCTGGAAGGTGACGCTGAATGCCGACGAGCTGCAGGCATATATCACGCTGGCATGGCGGCTGTCCGAGCAGGCGAAAACGCAGAAGCGCGTGTCGCAGACGGAAAAGCCAGCCGATAACGAAAAGTACGCCTTCCGGTGCTTCCTTCTCCGGCTCGGCTTCATCGGCGCGGAATTCAAAACCGAACGCAGGGTGCTGCTTGGGCGGCTCTGCGGCAACAGCGCGTTTAGAAGCGGCTCCGTAAGACGGCAGGACGATGGGGCGGCGGTCGAGGATGCATGATTTCCAAAACACCGCCTTTTTCGTAAAGCAGCCCTTCCGGATTGAAGATTTGCGCCGTCCGCATTTCCTGGAGCAGCGGCGGCCGTATGTCATCGAGAAAACCATTGAACTCGCGCGGATCGACTATGAGAACCTCATCGCCGATCTGACCGTGGAACGGTGGTTTATTGAAGAAAACAAACGGCTCTGCCGTATCGACGATGACGGCGTTTGGCATTGCCTTCTGGCGCGTCAGCGCGGCAAAACGGAAGGCTTGCTGATCATGCCGCAAGGCATGGATTATCCGAAATTCGCCGCCTATTATCCGGGAAAGGAGGTAGACGAAGAATGAACAAAAACGGCTTTCCTCCAAAGGAAATCGTCCTCCGGCTGCGGGAACAATACCCGCCCGGAACGCGCGTGGAGATGATCCGCATGAACGATCCGTACGGCAAGCTGAGGCCCGGCGACCAAGGAACCGTTACGTTTGTGGACGATATCGGCACCGTGTTTGTGAATTGGGATCGCGGCTCGTCGCTCGGCGCGGCCTATGGAGAAGATGCGATAAGGCGGCTGTAAAGCGCCCAAATGTACACAAATCCCACCGCAAAAGATTGTTGAAGATTCGGCGGAATCCCTCGAAGAATTGCCTTGCTATCCTGTGTTTTCAATGGCCTAATGTACACTGCCAACGGGCAAAAAACACAGTGAAAGCGAGGAAAAACACAATGTTTACAACGAGATTTGGGATCGAGGTGGAATTCACTGGCATCACCAGAACTCAGGCGGCAAAGGTTGCTGCGGAGTTCCTGGGCGGGAGGGTCGAAAGCGGAAACGATTATTACAACACGCAGAAAGTTATCGCGCCGGACGGACGGGTCTGGAAGTTCATGAGCGACGGCAGCATCCGGACACAGAAAAAGGAACGCGGCCGGATTGTGGAGGCGGGCCGGGAATACAGCGTGGAGCTGGTAAGCCCCATACTCACCTACCGGGAGGACATTGAAACCCTGCAGGAGCTGATCAGGAGGCTCCGCAAGGCGGGGGCCTTTGCGGTGCCGAGCTGCTGCGGCATCCATGTTCATCTTGATGGGACAAACCACACGCCGCGAAGCATCCGCAACTTCATCAACATCATTGCCAGCAAGAACGACCTTCTCTACAAGGCGCTGCGGATTGAAGCGGACAGGATGCGGTTTTGCAAGAAGATGGACGCGGCGCTGGTAGAGAAGATGAACCGGCGCAAGCCCAAGACCATGGCAGCCATTGAGAGCATCTGGTACGAGGGTTACAGCGAAAGCCGGAGCACCCATTACCACAACAGCAGGTACCATTTTCTGAACTAACAGCGAGCTTCACGCGGGCAAGATACGCAGTTACATCGTCCTTGCCTTGGCGCTCAACCATCAGGCGCTGACGCAAAAATGCGCTTCCAGCAAAAAGCCGCAGGTCGAGAACGAGAAATTCGCCATGCGCACCTACCTCAACCGCATCGGTCTGATCGGCGACGAGTTCAAAAACTGCCGGGAGCACCTTTGCAAACACCTCGACGGCAAACGCGGCGTGGCGGTTTCGGGCGGCATAGATGAACGGACGCTTGGGGCGGACAGCCGCCCCTTATCCCGCGGCAAGCGCAAGGAGGGAGATGCAAATGGACAAGGAAAAAGGGACAATTTATCTGGCATACGGAAGCAACCTGAACTTGAAGCAGATGGCATGCCGCTGTCCGACGGCGAGGGTTATGGGGAGCGCGAGGCTTTACGGGCTATCGGCTGCTGTTCCGGGGCGGCAATGGCGGCGCAGTGGCGACGATAGAAAAGGAAAAAGGCGGAAGCGTGCCGGTACTGCTTTGGAGGATCACGCCTTATGACGAGGAAGCGCTGGATCGCTATGAAGGCTATCCGCATCTGTACCGGAAGGAAACGGTTAAGGTGCGTTTCAAAGGACAGTGGGTGTCCGCCATGGCATATATCATGAATGAAGGCAGGCCGCCGGGAACGCCTAGCCGCTACTACTACGAGGTAATCCGGCAGGGATATATGGACGCGGGATTTGATATCTCCGTTCTCAATAAAGCGGTGCGGGATTCTGCGGCGCAGGCAGAAAAACCGGATATATAAGGAAAGACGCTTCCGGCATAGATAATTTTATAGAAATCCACTTGATAAAGGAGCTTCGGTGAGAGGTTCCTTTTTTCTTGCTCATTTCAAAGGAAGGAGGCGGCAAAGCTGCGGAAGTTAAAGCGATACAGACCTACGAAGTTTATGGCGGAAGGATCCAAATACGACAAGGAAGCGGCGGATGCCGCCGTTGCCTTTATCAACTGCCTGAAGCATACCAAGGGCGAATGGTACGGGATGCCGTTCGAGCTTATCGACTGGCAGGAGCAGATTGTCCGGGATATATTCGGTATCTTGAAACCGAACGGATACCGGCAGTTTAACACCGCCTATGTGGAAATCCCAAAAAAGCAGGGGAAGAGCGAGCTTGCGGCGGCCATTGCCCTATACCTGACCTGCGGCGATTTTGAGCATGGCGGCGAGGTGTATGGCTGCGCATCAGACCGGCAGCAGGCGTCCATCGTATTCGACGTGGCGGTAGACATGGTAGAGCAGTGTCCGGCGTTAAAGTCCCGTATTAAGCCGATGCTATCGCAGAAGCGGCTGGTATACAAGCCGCTTGGGAGCTTCTATCAGGTGCTTTCAGCGGAGGCTTACACCAAGCACGGGTTGAACGTCCATGGCGTGGTATTCGACGAGCTGCACGCCCAGCCGAACCGCGATCTGTATGATGTGATGCTGCACGGATCCGGCGACGCAAGGAAGCAGCCGTTGTTTTTCCTGATTACAACCGCTGGCACCGACCGGAATTCCATCTGCTGGGAGGTGCATCAAAAAGCGGAGGATATCCTGCGGGGGCGCAAGATCGACCCGACCTTCTATCCGGTCATCTACAGCGCGCCGGACGACGCGGATTGGACGAAAGAAGCCGTCTGGAAAAAGGTCAATCCCTCCCTTGGGATCACCGTGGACATTGAAAAGCTGCGAGTGGCCTTTGAAAACGCCCGGCAAAACCCCGCCGAGGAGAACCTGTTCCGTCAGCTTCGCTTAAATCAGTGGGTCAAGCAATCGGTGCGCTGGATGCCGATGGAGAAATGGGATAAATGCGCCTTCCCCGTCGACGCCGACAGTCTACGCGGCAGAACTTGCTACGGCGGGCTTGATTTATCCAGCACAACGGACATCACAGCCTTTGTTCTCGTGTTTCCCCCGCTGGATGAGGACGATAAATATCAGATCCTGCCGTTTTTCTGGATACCGGAGGATAACATCGACCAGCGCGTGCGGCGGGATCATGTGCCGTATGACGTCTGGGAACGGCAGGGCTTTTTATATACCACCGAGGGCAATGTGGTTCATTACGGTTTCATCGAAAGCTTTATTGAGGATCTTGGCGTGAAATACAACATCCGCGAGATTGCTTTTGACCGCTGGGGTGCGGTGCAGATGGTGCAGAACCTTGAGGGCCTGGCTTTCACCGTCGTGCCCTTCGGTCAGGGGTTCAAGGATATGTCGCCGCCAACAAAAGAACTGATGAAGCTGACCTTGGAGGAGCGCATCGCCCATGGCGGACACCCGGTGCTTCGCTGGATGATGGACAATATCTTTGTCAAAACCGATCCGGCGGGCAACATCAAGCCGGACAAGGAGAAATCCACCGAGAAGATAGACGGCGCGGTGGCGGCCATCATGGCGCTTGACCGTGCTCTGCGGCATGGCGGCGACAGCGGTTTTTCAGTCTATGACGAAAGGGGGTTGTTGATTTTATGAATATATTCTCACGCTTGTTCAAAGCAAGGGATAAACCAAAGAACCGGCTTGGCAGCGCCTACAGCTTTTTATTCGGAGGCACGGCCAGCGGCAAATCAGTCAACGAGCGGACGGCCATGCAGACGACGGCGGTATACGCCTGCGTACGGATACTGGCCGAAGCGATTGCGGGACTTCCCCTCCACATCTACCAATACAGAGCGGATGGCGGTAAGGAAAAGGTTATCGGCCATCCGCTTTATTATCTCCTTCATGACGAGCCGAACCCTGAGATGACTTCCTTTGTGTTTCGAGAGACGCTGATGAGCCATCTTTTGCTCTGGGGCAACGCCTACGCGCAGGTCATCCGCGACGGGCGCGGGCGTGTGCTGGCTCTTTATCCTCTGCTGCCCAACAAGATGGATGTGGACAGGGCGCAAAACGGCGAGCTGTATTACACCTATCGGCGCGATACGGAAGAAAGCCGCCTCGATCCGCGCGGCGGCATGGTGATCCTTTGCCGGGACGAGGTGCTGCATATTCCCGGCCTCGGCTTCGACGGACTGGTCGGCTACTCTCCCATCGCTATGGCCAAGAACGCCATCGGCATGTCGCTGGCCACCGAGGAATACGGCGCGTCCTTCTTCGCCAACGGCGCAAGCCCGGGCGGCGTGCTGGAACATCCGGGCGTATTAAAGGACCCGGCAAAGGTGCGGGAAAGCTGGAACGCCGTATATCAGGGCAGCGCCAACGCCCACCGCATCGCCGTTTTGGAAGAGGGCATGAAGTTCCAGGCCATCGGCATTCCGCCTGAGGAAGCGCAGTTTCTGGAGACAAGGAAGTTTCAAATCAACGAGATCGCCCGCATCTTCCGCGTGCCTCCCCACATGGTCGGCGACCTTGAGAAGTCGAGCTTTTCGAACATCGAGCAGCAGTCGCTGGAATTTGTCAAATATACCTTGGACCCGTGGGTGGTGCGATGGGAGCAGGCTTTACAGCAGTCGCTCCTCCTGCCTTCGGAAAAATCGCGGTATTTTGTGAAGTTCAACGTGGACGGATTGCTGCGCGGGGACTACGCCAGCCGTATGAGCGGCTATGCCACCGCCCGGCAAAACGGGTGGATGTCGGCCAACGACATCCGGGAACTGGAGAACATGAATCGGATCCCGGAGGAGTTGGGAGGCGATCTGTACCTGATCAACGGCAACATGACCAAGCTCGCGGACGCGGGCCTTTTTTCCGGTCAAATCAACACTAAAACGGAGGGATCGAACAATGGGCAAAACAGGTAACGTGCGCCCGGCGCGCCGCTTTTGGAACTGGACGCGAAACGAGGACGGCAGCCGCACCCTCTACCTCGATGGCGCTATCGCCGAGGAGAGCTGGCTGGGCGACGAAATCACGCCCAAACAATTCAAGGAAGAGCTGCAAAGCGGCGAAGGCGACGTCACCATCTGGCTCAACAGCCCGGGCGGCGACGTTTTTGCCGCCGCGCAAATTTACAACATGCTGATGGATTACCCAGGGAACGTAATCGTCAAAATCGACGGCATCGCGGCCAGCGCGGCGTCCGTCATCGCCATGGCCGGAGGCGAAGTGTATATGTCGCCGGTTTCCATGATGATGATCCACAACCCGGCGACCATCGCCATCGGCGACACCGAGGAAATGGAAAAGGCCATCGCCATGCTGGACGAGGTCAAGGAATCCATCATCAACGCCTATGAGCTGAAAACGGGGCTTTCCCGGGCGCGTATTTCCCACATGATGGACGTGGAAAGCTGGATGAACGCCAAGAAAGCGGTGGAGCTGGGCTTTGCCGACGACATCCTGTTCATGGAAAGCGAAGCGCCGCCCGCCGAATTGGATGTGTTCACAGGCATGATATTCAGCAGACAGGCGGCGACCAATTCTCTCCTGCGGAAGCTCACGCGAAAACAAAACCCCTCAGGCACCCCAATCGAGTCGCTTCAAAAGCGGCTCGATTTGCTTAAGCCCTAAATTTTGAAGGAGGACAAGACAATGAGCAAAATACTGGAACTGCGCGAAAAACGCGCGAAAGCTTGGGAAGCGGCCAAGGCTTTCCTCGACGGCAAACGCGGAAGCGACGGGCTGCTTTCGCCGGAGGACACAGCGACATATGAAAAAATGGAGGCCGACGTGGTAGCGCTCGGCAAGGAGATCGAACGGCTGGAGCGTCAGGCCGCCATCGACTTGGAACTCTCCAAGCCAACCAATGCCCCCATCACCAACAAACCCGCTTCCACCGGTGAAAACAAGACCGGCAGGGCGACGGACGAGTACAAACGGGCCTTCTGGAACGTCATGCGCGGCAGGCGCACTGCGGATATCCAAAACGCTCTGCAAATCGGCGAGGATTCCGAGGGCGGCTATCTTGTGCCCGACGAATTTGAGCGCACGCTTGTGGAGGCGCTGGAGGAAGAAAACATCTTCCGGCAGCTTGCCAACGTCATCACCACTTCGAGCGGCGACAGGAAGATTCCCGTGGTGGCGTCCAAGGGCATGGCTTCATGGGTGGACGAGGAAGGCCAGATTCCCGAAAGCGACGACAGCTTCGGGCAGGTTTCCATCGGCGCTTTCAAGCTGGCCACCATGATCAAGGTGAGCGAGGAGCTTTTAAACGACAGCGTTTTCAATCTGGAGAGCTACATCGCCCGGGAATTCGCCCGCCGCATCGGAAACAAGGAGGAGGAAGCCTTCTTCGTGGGCAACGGAACTGGAAAACCGCTCGGCATTCTTGCCGCCGCAGGCGGCGGGCAGGTTGGCGTGACCACGGCTGGCGCGACGGCCATCACGTTGGATGAGATTCTGGACTTGTTCTACAGCCTCAAGTCGCCGTATCGCAGGAACGCCGTCTTTGTGATGAACGACGCGACGGTCAAGGCGATCCGTAAGCTGAAGGACAGCACCGGACAATACCTATGGCAGCCATCCATCAAGGAGGCCACGCCGGACACCATCCTCAACCGCCCGCTGTACACATCGGCCTATATGCCCGTCATCGAAGCCGGAGCGAAAACGGTGGTCTTTGGCGATTTTGGCTACTATTGGGTGGCAGACCGTCAGGGCAGGGTTTTCAAGCGGCTAAACGAGCTGTACGCCGCC